TTCAATCTGACATCTGATTATCTCGACCGTCCTGGTGGTGATATGGATGCCCTAGATAACGTTCTTGATTTCCCCAAAGGAAACATCACTATCAGTAATTCCCTTCATAATCTTGATAAGGATATCACTGGTTATGAAAAATACAAGCCCCGAGACGGCTTTTAAACTCGCTCTGGTGCGGGTGAAGTCTTTCGCCGCCTGGTTTCTATATTCCAGTTAAAGATGTAGTGGTGGTGCCAAACCCCTTCCGTGTGGTTGTTTTCTTGTTTAGCATCTGAAATAATAAAACAAGTGGCGTGCATGTGTCTATGGGGACTGACCTCCCCATTTTTTGCGGGTGTAGCTCAATGGTAGAGTTCCTGCCTTCCAAGCAGATTGTTGTCGGTTCGAGTCCGATCACCCGCTTTAATAAATACTTCTAGATTAGTGTAACTGTCTTCAGGACTGGAAGTATGTCAAAAATTCTTGCGAACCAAATCGCTAACTTTGGAGATGATTCTCCAATTGAATTAAAAGAAGGTTTAAATATACCAACCGGTAAACCTATACAGACAAATGGTTCTTCTGGAAACTCCGGTCAGGTTTTAAGTTCCACTGGTGCTTCTGTTAGTTGGGTAACTCCTTTTAGTGGAAACTATAATGACTTAACTAATCAACCTACAATTCCTGCAACCCAAATAAATTCTGATTGGAATGCAGTTGGTAATGTTGCTGCAATTTTAAATAAACCAGTTATTCCTCCCCAATCTAGTGTCGTAATTAACTCAGCATCTGGTGACGGTTCGTTATCTTATAATTCTGTTAACGGAGAATTTTCATATACTCCACCGGATTTTTCTGGTTATGCTTCTAGCACAAATGTTTCAAACTGGGACTCTGCATATGCTTGGGGTGATCATGCTTTAGCTGGGTATGCTGCTGGCACAAATGTTTCAAACTGGGACTCTGCATATGCTTGGGGTGATCATGCGCTTGTTGGATATTTACAAAATGAAACTGACACGTTACAAACAGTAACTTCTAGAGGTTCTAATATAACAAATAACATCAATTTTGATGATGGTGTTGGTGTCAGATTTGGTTCTTCAACTTTTGATGATTTGCAAATTTCTTCTGATGGAGTAGGCAATTCTATTATAAACTCAAGAAGAACTTTAGATATTATTTCAGACAATACTGCTGATGAAGGAACCATTAAACTTCGAGTATCTGGGAATGCAGATGGTATTCGAATTGATGATAATGGTGAGGTTATTCTTTATCATAATGATGTTAACAGACTAACGACAACTTCTACTGGTGTTACTGTAGCAGGAAATTTAAATGTAACTGGAACCACAACGTTAGATGTTGGTGATTTGAATAATGTAGACTTGAGTGTTGCTGCTGCGGATGGACAAGTACTTAAGTATCAACAATCAACATCAACATGGATTGCTGCTAATGATCTACAAGGTAATCAGGAAACTGGTATTGCTTTAAGTGATATTTCTGTCTCTACTCAACCGGTTGGTAACGCTACACTTTCTTATAATAATACTAGTGGAGTATTTACTTTTACTCCACCTGATCTATCTAATTATTTGACATCTTACACTGAAACAGATCCTGTATTTACATCTTCTGTTGCTTCTGGTATCATTCAACAAAATATTAATAATTGGAATGCTGCATATACTTGGGGTGATCATTCTATTGCTGGTTATTTGACATCATTAGGTGATGCTGCTGGCGTTACTACAGCAAAGATTTCCAATTGGGATACTGCATATGGATGGGGTAACCACGCTAGTGCAGGATATTTAACATCATATACAGAGACACAAACATTAGATGCTGTTCTAACACTTGGAGCAACAACTACACAAGATATTACTACTACTGGTAAAGTATACTTCTCTAACAACTTTGCTGCAACTGGTGATCTTCCAAACGCAACTACCTATCATGGTATGTTCGCTCACGTTCATGCTGAAGGTCATGGATACTTCGCACATGCTGGTGCCTGGACGCAACTAGTAGATACTGGTTCTAATCTAAGTGAACTTGCTGATGTTGCTACTACATCACCAAATACTAGTGATGTTTTGACATGGAATGGTGCTAACTGGAGTCCTGCTGCTCCTACTGGTGGTAGTGGTGGTGCTAATGTAACTATCTCTGACACTGCTCCTGGTTCTGCTAGTTCTGGTGATCTATGGTGGGAGAGTGATAGGGGACGCCTGAAGATTTACTATAATGATACTGATAGCACACAGTGGGTTGACGCTTCACCTCCACTATCTCCAACAAATATTAGTAACAGTACTACAAATGGCAATAATCAGTTGGTAGTAACTGGTGGCAATGGGGTAAGTAATGCTATTGAAATTAGAACTGATGATGGAACCACAGAAAATATTCGTTGGAAATTTATTGGTAGTGGTAGTCTTCTTCCGGCATCAAATGATGCTTATGATATTGGATCTCCTGGATTAAAAGTTCGTGATATCTACGAAGCAGATCCATCTGATATCAGACTTAAAAAAGATATAGTTGACTATAATGGTGGGTTAGATTTTATTGATAAACTTAGAGTTGTTAACTTTACTTGGAGAGATACAGTTGATAATAAAGCAGGCAAGAAAGAAACTGGTTTGATTGCACAAGAAGTCAAACGTGCTTTAGATAGTTCTAATTATGAATCATGGAGACTTCATACTAATGGTATTCGTCAAGGTATTGATAAAAAACAATTGATTCCCGCATTAATCTCTGCTATCCAGGAACTATCTGCTCGTGTTAAAGAGCTAGAATCTAAATAATAAAGAAGGAGCATACTAGAAATGGCAATTAATTTTCCCTCAACATCAGGGCAGGCAACTGACGGAACGTTCACGTATTTAACAGCAGGTATTACTTACTCTTGGGATGGTGGAAGTTGGAGTGCTGCTGGTGGTGGCGCTACGGCAACAGATAGAACAGTTTTTAGTGTTACTAATGCATCAGCTGGAATCACATCCCTTAATTATGATAATGTTACTGGGGTTTTTACATATACTCCTCAAGATCTTTCGTCTTATTTGACTACTACTGGATCTATAAATTCTCATAGTGATGTAACAATAACTGGAACTCCTAGTGATGGTTCTGTGTTATCTTGGAATTCTGCAAATATTAGGTGGGAAAATACTGCTGCTGGATCCGGTGGTGGGTTGGATTCTGATCTCTTAGATGGACAAGAGGGATCTTACTATCTAGACTCCAACAATCAAAATGCTGGAACATTACCTACTGATAGACTGTCTGGATCTTATAATATTAGTATTTCTGGTTCTGCTGATTCAATCGGTTCTTTGAATTCTGTAGGTGATGTTACTATAACCACACCTGTATCTGGTCAAGTTATCACTTATAATGGATCTGGTTGGGTAAATGCAGATTCTCCTAGTAGGAGAAAAACTATTACTACTACGCTCGCCAATGTTTCTAACAATAGTATATCAAATGTTAGTATATCTACCCCAAATACTTATGCTTTATTGAAGATTGAGACATCTCATGCTTGTTGGGTTACACTCTATACTGATACAAATAGTAGGACTTCTGATTCTCTTAGGTCTATAAATACGGATCCTCTTCCTGGATCTGGTGTTCTTGCAGAGGTTGTTAATACCAGTGCTAATATACAACTAATTACTCCTGGAACTATTTGTTTTAATAACGGTTCGTTAAATCAAACCTATGCAAAAATTGTAAACCAGAGTGGTTCTACAGTTAATTTGCAAGTGATATTAACCTTAGTTTCTATAGAGGACTGACATGTCTGAACAAATTTATTCTATCGCTCTTCGTAGTAAAGAAGATCTCGAAGGATTTTATTCCGATATGAAAGAAAGAGGAATTCGTTTACATATGAAACGACCTCTTAGCAGAAACACACAGTACTGGTTGACCCCAGAACAATACATAGAAATTTTAAGAGACGATAGAGTTTTTGGAATCGACCCACTTGAGTTACTGAAAAAAGTTAAAGTTCAAAATGTTATCAATAACGAAAGTTATGATATCAATGGTGAGTTTCATAAGGAAGGATCTATTAGTTCAACTCAAAAACAATGGGGACAAATTCACTGTGCCGGAACAGCATCTCAAAGAAACAAAAATATATTTGGTGTAGGTGGAACAGTTTCATTGACTGGAAATGAAACAGTTAATGTTTTTAACAATGGAAGAAATGTGGATGTTGTTATTGTGGACGATAGTATTTCGAGTGATAGTCCTGAATGGGAAAGTTCATCATCACCTGGACAAACTAGATTTGTTCAATATCAGTGGTTTAATGAATTGAATACTTTAGTTTCTTCTATTGACGATGACAGTGCGACTTTACCTACAGGAACTATTAGTTATAGTGTTGCAAGCACTCCAGCATTAGATAATCACGGAGTTCATGTTACTGGAACTGTGGTTGGTAAAACTTATGGGTGGGCAACAGAGGCTAATATTTACAATATTGCTATTACTGATCAATGGCCAAGTGGTCAATCTGTAGGGACAACATTAATTTCCGATTATCTTAGAGCGTTTCATAGAACTAAACCTATAAATTCGACAACAGGAAAAAGAAATCCAACAGTATCTAATCATAGTTATTCCAATGTTCTTGATCCACTCGATAGAGTTTTAACTGCTGCTGATATAACTGAAGTTCTGTATAGGAATGTTACATATACTCCAGCATCTCCTGGACCTAGTGGAACTTGGACTGAAGCTGCTTTACAAACTGATTTTGGAATTGTTATGCTGCAAAATTATCCTGGTTGGTTCTCTAGTGTTGTTAATGATGTAGAAGATGCTGTAGAAGAAGGTATTGTTTATATTGGAGCAGCTGGAAATGATAACTTACTGATTGATACTCCTGATGGACCCGATTGGGATAATTATTTTAAAGTTTCTGGGTGGGTAGTTCCTGGAACGTCTATACAATATGTTCTTTACTACAATAGGGGTGGTTGTCCTAATACACCTGATGGGAAGGGAATTATTGTTGGGGCATTGAGTGCTAATGCTGATTTTAGAAGGGCATCTTATACAAATTATGGTCCTGGTGTGGATTTGTTTGCTCCTGGAACAAATATTTTATCTGTAGCAGGTAATACAGGGTCTACTAGTTTTACTGACAATAAGTATGGAGTTCCTCATAGATATACGCGATTGAGTGGAACTAGTATGGCATCACCTCAAGTATCTGGTGTCGTTGCTTGTCTTACTGTAGGCAAAGAAAGGTTTACTAATAATGATGCGCGAGGATATTTAAATCGGCATAGTATTGATGACGATATGACTTTTAATATTGGTGGCGGAGGGTTGGATGATAATACATGCCGCCGTGGAAGTCCTAATAAGTATCTTCATATTGAAAATCCAAGACGTGTGTCTGGATATTTGAGTGAAGTAAAAGGTAATAGATCTACTGGACTTACCTTTCCTAGGATTACCACTATTAATAGTGATAATCCAGCACCAACAACACAAACATATACATTTACTGTAGGAAACAGCGGAGCATCACACTATACATTTACTGGCAGTGATAGAGATAACACTTTTTCTAATGATAATGATCCAACTATTAATTGTAATGCTGGTGATACCTTAGTATTTAATGTGAGTGCTTCTGGTCATCCATTCTTTGTAAAGACATCTGCTACTACTGGAACAGGTAATCAAGTTTCTACTGGAACAATTTCTGGACAAGGAACTACAAGTGGCGCTGTCACATGGGATACCACTGGAGTAACACCAGGAACATACTATTATATCTGCCAGTTTCATAGTGGAATGGTAGGACAGATCATTATTTCCTAAGGTATAAATAAGTTTGAGCACTAGTATTCATTGGTAGTTAAATGACTGACCGTTTTCCATTAATTGTTAATGCAAATTCTCAGAAAATTGAAGAAATTGTATCAGGAGACAATTTAGAACTAACTGGTAATGGTCTTATTATCAGTGGTGATTCCGGTGCTGGTAAGTATTTGAGCAGTGATGGAACAACGGTATTTTGGGGTAGTCCTGGTGATGTTTATCTTACACAAACACAAACTTTAACTAATAAAACTTTAGAAACTTGTACTATATCAGGCACTTTAAATGCATTAACTAATATTTCTAATAGTTCTTTGGTGAACAGTGGAATAGTTATAAATGGAACTACTATTGATCTTGGTGGAAGTGTTATAACTCCAAATGATAATACATTGTATACTGTCTCTGCTCAAGATGGTCAAAATTCTAATGAAAAAATTTTCAGACTTACTGAAACCGGATCTTCATCGGGAAATCCTACAAATAGTGAAGTAACTTTAGCAGTTGGTGCTCCTGCTTCTATTCCTGCGGGTGAAACAGCAATTAATTTTTCTTTATCTAGAGTAAATGACACTATTACTATTTCTGGAACAGCAACTGATGACAATACACTCACAACATTAGAAGCACAGACTGGTGGTGTTGCTGTATCTGGTGCTGTTACTATTGCTCCTGGAAATTTTACAACAGTTTCACAATCTGGAAATGTAATTACAATTACGGGTCAAGATACTGATACTATTACAAGGTTGAGAGGAGGTAGTGGTCAAGTATATGGATCTGGTGATTATACTTTTCTGTCAAGTGGCGCAGCATCTGTAACACAAGGTTTGGATGTTAATAGTAATCCTACTATAACTATTGATTCTGTCAATACAGTGACTGAAATTCAAGGTGGGTTATCTGGAACACCAACTGCAGGAACTGTCAGATTTCTTGGTGGAACAAATGTTACTGTATCTCAAAGCGGTAATGATGTTACATTGAGTTCTATTGATAATAATACTGTTACACAACTTGCAGCTAATTCCGAAACCTTAGGATCGGGTAATTTTAGAATTACTGGTAGTGGATCCACATCAATTTCAGCAAGTGAATCTAGTGGAGTAACTACACTTACTGTTAATTCTGTCAATACAGATACAGGTGCTAACCTTACTGCTGGAAGTGGTTTGACTCTTGGAGCAAATGAATATTCTATAAAAAACTCTTCAAACCTTTCTGGAAATACTATTTCTAAATGGGAATCTGGAAATTCTCAGTTTGTTGATAGTTTAATTACTGATGATGGTTCTTCAGTTACTATTGGTGGTGATCTAGTTGTTACAGGAACTCAAACAATTCTAGAAACACAGACACTTGTCGTTGAAGATAATGAAATTGAATTGAGAAAAGGTCTTAATCTTGTGGGATCTGATGGTGGTGTGAAACTAATTAGGACTACAGATGCTAATGGAGCTAATCCAACTTTTACTTCACTTTCTTGGAATGAATCTAGTGGATATTGGAGAGTATTTGATGGATCTATTGACCTTAGATTAGTTACTGAAACAGAAACACAAATTCTTACTAATAAAACATTAACTTCTCCTACTCTTGATGGTAGTCCTTCACTAGGTAGTGCTACTGCTACGAGTATTAATGGATTAGAATTTACAACTACCGCATCTGCAACATTAGAAATAGCATCTGCAAAAACATTCATTATTAGTAATGATTTGACACTTACTAGTGAAAATGGAAACTCAAATGTAAATATTAATTTTAGAAATGGTGGTGATGTAGTTTATAAATCGGACTCTTTGGGAGCGTTGTCATCTACAACTGCGACATCACTTAGAACTTTAATAACAGGAACCTCTGGTTCTGGGGATTTACTATTTTCAACTAACCCGACAATTATTACTGGAATAACAAGCACATCTACTAGTTTTAGTTTAGTTAATTCTGGAGTAACATCACTTTTATTTGGTGGTGATGCTCAATCAATTACAATTGGTAGTACTACTGGAACTACTACTATCAACCATGCTTTGTCTGTTCCAAAGAATGCTACTTTTGGAACAACTATTTCGGATACATTTACTTGTAATTCATTATTTAATGCAGCTTTAGGTGACATTACTATTAGGGGTGGACTTACGGATCCTATGAGATTGGGACGTGGTTCTGGTGAAGTTGCTACTAATACTGCGATCGGTGTAAGAACGATTAACTCAGTAACTTCTGGTTTTAGAAATACATCTACAGGATATGAAGCGTTACTGACAGTTAATTCTGGTTCTAGAAATACTGCTTTTGGTCACAGAACATTACGAGCAGTTGGAGTTGGTAATGATAACGTTGCAGTTGGTGATGATTCACAAGTAGCGTTGACTTCTGGTAGTAGAAACGTTTCTGTTGGTTCTAAAACTTTAGAAAATATTTCAACCGGGGACAGTAATGTTTGTATTGGACATTATGCTGGCGCTGGACTTACTGGTGGAAATGGAAATGTTATAATTGGTCCATCTGAAAATGAGAATACTACTGATGCTACATATCAACCTGCTGATCCATCTGGAAGTAGGCAATTAGTAATTGGATCTGGAACTGAGACGTGGATTCGTGGTAATAATATATTTGATGTTACTATTCCAAGATCTTTGACAGTTGGTGGCAATACTACTATTCAAGGCAATCTTACTGTTGAAGGTATTACTACTACTGTAGAATCTAACATAGTTAAAATTGCTGATAAAAATATTGAACTCGCTGCTGTTGTCAGTGTTCAATTTAACGCTACTGTTGTTGATGGCACACCAAACATCACTGCAGTTACTCCTACTTCTGGATTAATCCCTGGTATGGAAGTTCAAACTTCACAAGGTGGAATTGGAGTTCCTTCCTCTACAACTATTGTAAGCATTACTAATAATACTGCTGTTCTTTCAAACAATATTTCTGGAAGTGGAACTGTATTGTTTAATGCTATTGGTCCTTCAGATCTTTCTGCTCATGATGGTGGAATTACTGTAAAAGGAACTACTGATAAAACTTTCCAGTGGCGAGGACTTGATGGTGGTGTAAACTATGATGCGTGGACATCATCCGAAAATGTAGATCTTGTCACTGGTAAGAAGTTTAGAATTGGTAGCACAGATATTGCAAGTGAGACACAGATTGGTCCATCAACAGGAACGCTTTCTATTGGTGCTGGTGTAACATCATCATCACTAACTTCACTTGGAACTCTTGCTTCACTTAATATCGTAGGTCTATCTACACTTGAGACAGATGTTAATGGTAATGCCATAAGAATTAAAAGTTCTCCAACTAATAATGTTTGTGACATTGGTCATGATACTGGAGCACTCTCCCTTAATTGTGGTGGCACCGGAGAAAAATTAATAATTAAAACTGGCAACAGTGAAAGATTAAATGTAACTACTACTACTATTACAGTATCTCTTGACCTTATTACAAATAGTGATATTATATGTAGTGACACTACAAAAGGTTTAATTTTGAAATCACCAAATGGAACCTCTTATCGTTTATCTGTTGCTAATGATGGTACTTTAAGCACTTCGGCAGTATAATTTCAATAAATTTGTTGGATCTGTTGGTCTGTGATAAATAGAGATGCCTAACTCTTTACTCATGGAATCAAATCCACAGAAGAAAGAGGAATCCAAAAAGGAAAACAAATTTGAGTGGGCGGATGAGGGTGTATCAACTCTCGTCCGAGTTATTATTCTTGGATGGTCAGCAGCAATTCTGACCCTTAACTATGTAACTGTTCCTGGTGTTCCTCAAAAAAATATCGATCCGACTTTTATTGCCAGCGTCTTCACAGGAACGCTAGCGACTTTCGGTGTCATGCCTTCTAAGAAGAAGGAAGAATCAAAACAAGCACCTACATTGGAGAAGAAAGATGCAAAAATTGATTAATGTCGTTGCTTTATTGTCTGGTCTAGTTTCTTTATCTGTCTTAGGGGGTGGTGCTTATCTTTACGTTCAAAAGGATACATTAATTGAAGGTGCTAGGGAGAAAGCAACTGCTGCTATCACTGAAGCAATCACAGAAGCACTACCAGCAATGGTTCAAGGTGCTATGCCTGAGATTCCTGGTGTTACTGGTGGTGATATTCCTGGTGTTCCTGAAGTCACAGGACCAGCACTTCCTTTCTGAGAGGTGTCTGAAATGATTAAATAAGTATAGTTATTATAAACATTATGGCTACATCATCACCTTACAAGAAGCAACAAAAGAAGGAAGCAACTGAAACATTTTTCCTGTATGTATTCTTTCATTCTATTTGGACAGGATTTTTAAAATTATTTGAGGACTGATGCCTGAGATACCTATTATTACAGGTGGTGATATTAGTATTAATGAAATTCGAATTAATACTATACCCACCTATGACTTTTCTAGAACCTCAACATCTATACCACTAGCAGCTCCAGTAGTGGTAAACATCGGCACTCCTGTAGTTAATATTCCAGGATGTGTTGAGGCGACTGAAACTAATAGTGCTAAAAATAATCAACTAAGAGAGGATGATCCCAATGGTGTGGTTACAATTTGTGATTCTGGTGTTCCCAATTTTAATCCTCTTTCTTTTGAACCAAACCAGATGATTAGGACCGGTCCACCTCAGGTGGATACCAGATCACCAAAATCACCAACACCACCTGAAATTAAACCACCAGAAACAAAACCACCTGTTCCTTCTGCTGTCATAGAATGTCCTACACCAGCACAAAAAGCACAAGAACCTGTAGGAACATTAGTAGAAGGATTTAGAAAAGAAGTTGTTGGTTATGAACTGATTGATAAGACATGTGTTCAGATAACAGAACCAGTTCCTCTACCTACACAAATACTTGCCGGTCTACCTAGTAGTGGACAGGTTATTCAAGTGGGTGGTATTGCTGTCATCGCTACATCATCAGCACTTGTGGCAAAACCGCTGGCAGATCTGTTATTGAAAGCAGTTAAACCAGCGATTAAAAAAGTTATGAAAAAGATTGCTACCTTACGTGGTAAGAAACCTCCTATCTTGTCTGTAGGGGAGCGCCTAGCAGAGCAGCGTCAGATGAATCACGCTGTGAAGGAGCTCCGTTCTGTTTTCCCGAGGAGGAAGAAGAAACGCTAGGAATCTCATGGTAGTGTGGGTGCCTATGTCCTGGTGGATTGTTTACCACCACATCAGCACACACTTTAAAGTATGGACTCCTAGGATGGAATTGGATTCCTTTTAACTTCAACTCACCGCAATTTTTAAGACGAGCTATCTCAAAATCTAATCTTTTATTGGCAACAATTTGACTGGTCAATTCAATCTGTGTAGTTGCTGCTTGCTTACAAAGGTCTTGTAGTTTCTTATCTGTAGGTGTGCTCCACGTCATAGAGAACCCTACACCTAAACTATAGTTATCTTTCTGTCCTGTTCTAGTTCGTTTAAAGAAACTTACATCACCAGGATTATCTAAGATACCATCTCCAATTGGATTCCCGTCAGCATCGAAGGCACCAAAGTTATCGGTGACATCGTATACTGGGTCATCATAATAACCTTCAAAAGGTTTAGCAGCAGAGACACTACCTGTTACATACGGAGTGAAATTGCGAGTG